CAATTGCTTTTTGGTTCTCTCTTCTCATGTCTAGATAGAGATATCTATTCACGAGAGATAGTTCCAAAGCACGGTCCTGGCGCGACTGCTGAGAAACTTTCCAGTAATGGAAAGTATCTCACGCGCTATTGGACCGACCGTCTTGGGAAAGTCTTCGATGTAGAGGACTTTTTGTTCCCAAACTCTCGCCATGTAGACGAGACTTTCGACGGAGTTGACTTCCTGGAACCCGGTGCTGAGATGCCCTCTAGGGTCATCTCGGTACCTAAGACGCAGAAGACACCCCGCATTATAGCGATAGAGCCCTCTACTGTACAGTATGTACAACAGGGGATTCTTGAGTCTATAACGCGGCACACCCGTTCAAGTTTCTTGAATGGGTTTATCGGTTCTGATTCCCAAGAGCCTAACCAGCTCTTGGCTCAGAAGGGTTCCAGTGATGGATCCCTAGCCACACTCGACTTGAGTGAGGCTTCTGATAGGGTGTCTGCTAAGCTCGTTCATGAGCTGCTAGCTCGGCATCCTCTTTCAAAAGAGGCTGTCTTTGCTTGTCGTTCAGAACGGGCTTCTGTTCCTGGAAATGGGATTATTTCCCTTTCCAAGTTCGCGTCTATGGGTTCTGCTCTATGCTTTCCCTTCGAGGCGATGGTCTTTCTTACGATCATCTTCCTCGCAATAGAGAAAGAGCAAGGATACCGGTTTTCCAAGCAATCTGATTTTCTCAGATATCTTGGCGAGGTGCGTGTCTATGGTGACGATATCATTGTCCCCATAGATTATGTGCATACCGTTGTGGATCAGCTCGAGCACTTTGGTGCGCGAGTCGGTCGTCCCAAGTCTTTCTGGATCGGAAGATTCAGAGAGTCTTGTGGGAAGGAGTACTATTCTGGCCATGACGTTTCCATTGTCAAGGTCCGAAATATGTTCCCTTCACATCGGCAGTGTGTTCCTGAGGTTTTGTCGATAGTTTCCCTTCGCAACCAGTTCTATGAACATGGTTGTTGGGTCACTGCCGACTGGCTTGATAAAAAGATCAGGGGAATACTAAAGTATTTTCCTGATATCGAGCCATCTTCTCAGGCTATTGGTCGTGTCTCCTTTCTCGGTTATGTTTCTGAGAGGGAATGCGAATACCTACATGTTCCTTTGGTTAAGGCACATGTGGTATCTTCGGTGTCACCTAGAGATCCTCTAGATGGCATTGGCGCCATGCTCAAGTTCTTCCTCAAGCGTGGGCACTCCCCATCGTTTGATGGACAGCACTTGGAACGCGCTGGGCGTCCTCGTACCGCTCGCATCAAAACGAG